GAGCCTAAGTTTAGAAGGGACACTAAAGAAAGTTCAGAAGAAGTTGAAAGTTATTTAAAGAGTAAAGGTTATGAGTTTGAATGGAGAACACCTTACATGATGCGTATATTCCACAAACACATGGCTTACACTTATTACTATACAACTGGTAAATGGTCTGCTGTTAAGACACATTTTAAAAGTTACAAGTCTTTAAAAACTTATTCATCTAATGGCATAGAAGATTTTATAACTAGGTTTGTAGAGAGAGGAGAAAAGAAATGAGATGTAAAGCATGTAACAAACAACTAAACGATAATGAATCTGTTTATAAAGACAATGAAACAGGAGAGTATTTAGATATGTGTAATATCTGTATTCGTAAGAGCTATGCAAGTTTTGATTTGGATAGTGATGATGATAGAAAATATATTGAATCTCTATTTACAAAGATTTAATTATGTGTTATAATATTATTATAGATATATAGATATTAAAGGTTAATAAAAGAATAAATAAAATATATATTAATAGCTATTATGGTGTCGTAGTTATTAATACTTTAAACAGACACCAATGAGGATATAATTATGGCAGTAGCAATCGGTGAAGCACTATACCCGGCTCTCTTTGAACCAAAGGTAGACAAATACACACCAACACCCGGAGTTTATTCAATAGACTTAAAGGTAACTGACGAGGAAAGGGATAGACTGATAGCATCAGGTATCAAACCTAAACAAAAAGATGCTAATGTGTTTGTGTTTAAGCGTAAGCCTATAACAGCTAAGGGCAACCACATGCCTGCACCTACAGTAGTAGATGAGAACAAGCATGGTTGGGACAGTGCAATTAAGATTGGCAATGGTTCCAAGGTTAAGGTAGCTTATGATACTTATGAGCACCAAGCCACTGAGCAGTTTGGCTTAGGCAAATCTTTATCAGCAGTACAAGTCATTGACTTGGTCGAATACACAGGTGGCGGTAATGCCCTTGATGAGTTTGATGCTGTAACTAA